GCCTCTGACAGACTCTTCGGTTACCGAGTCAATGAGACGTGCATCGAGATGCCAACAGACCTCAAGTCTGGTAGCAGCGCCAATTCTCGTGACATTAATCTTGTTCGTAACCGTCGTATATGCGCCTCGAGTCTGGGCCCTCATATTCTGGGCGCTGCTCCTCCTCTTTGGGATACCTCTCATGGCCCTACGTGTGTCGCTGGGGCTGTTAAACGCATTCTCAAACGTTGTCATAAGTCTGGTCGAATTCTCTATAGATCATTTCTGGACCATGCATATCATATTATTGATACTCACTTCGATTACGCTAAGATTATTATCCACACGGTGGAAGAGTTCTTGGCTACATGGAATCAACCGCTCTGGCGAATTAAAGAGCTTCGGGAGATCCTGGACTCAGGCGTTCCTCTTGAAGACATTCGGGTATTACAGAAGATTGCATCCTTCCTTAAGAGAGAGTTTAAGGCTTATACCAGTTCACATGAAGTTCTTCACACGGATGCAGGAGTTTCACATAGGATTGACGACGACCGAGTTGGCTCGGCGCCCGAAGAAGCTCTTGAGAATCCAACGGAGGATAGAGGTGTTCCTGCTCTACACAGAGGAGAAGTGGAGAGTCCGCTTTGCGATCCTGCTGCTGGAAATCCTGAGTTTGGACCTAGCGGCCTTGTTAAGGCGCCTCGGCTTATCAACGCTCGCGCAGACGCAGCTAAACTACTGTTCGGATCTATTGGACAGGCTGTGGACTCGGTTGTCTTTAGCAACATCCACTTCATTAAGAAGGTTGCGTGGCATCTTTGAGTTCGTACGATCAAGAAGAGGCTTGTCCGTTCTGGGCTGCTTTATCATAATCTTGATTATACTAGCTTCGAGTGCTCATTTGGCAAAGAATGGGTTGAAAAAATCGAGTGTTACTTCCTCGACAAGATCGCAGACTTCTGTCCCAAGTTCATGGACCTCGTTCAGGGCATTCTTGGACCAACCTTGGCAGGAATCCAGAAAATTCGTAACATCTTTTACCGGGCGCTTGTCGAAGCAACTCGGATGTCGGGTGAAATGTTTACCAGCTCTTTCAATGGACTGGCAAATTATATCCTCGTTACGTACTTGTATGGAGACTACCTGTTCGACTTCTTCCTTGAAGGAGACGACAATATCCTTGCCTGCACAGCAGAGCCCCCAGATATTGTCAAACGAGCTGCCTCTCTGGGGTTTCATCTTAAGCTTACTAGGCTTGCCTATCCTGGCGATGCTAGCTTCTGCGGTCTCGTATTCTGTGAGGAATCGGACTACCCAATCAGAGATGCCAGTTACATCCTGGCCAAATTTGGATGGACTGATCCAAGATATCATGGATCAGGAACCAACCTCAAGCGACGAC